CATTTCGCCACCTGCGCGAAGTTGATCATCCTTCTGGGATATCCCGGTGGGGGAGACGAGAGATGCTTTACTAGGGCTTACCCTCTCGTCTTCCCCCTTAACGGCCGCCGGGTCTTTGCCGTCGTCCACTGGCTTGGGTTCCGGCTGGTCGCCCGTAGCCAGGTCAACGACGAATTTGGCGAGCTGATTAGCGTCACGGGGTCTTTTCGGCTTTTCCATGCCCCCGATGCTCGCTTGAGCGCTCAAGCATGTCAAATTCAAACTGAGACACTACCGGGAGATTATTTTCTTATTGACAAAACATATCTAGAGGGTATTCTCACCGAGTATGAATTCAATTGCCGCCTACCTTGAGCGCAACAAGGTTTCCCAGCAGGAATTCGCGGATCAAATAGGTGTTTCGCAGCCTACTGTGCACGCATGGGCTTCTGGTTCCAAAAAGCCCGAGGGAGACAACATCCACCGCGTAGCCCAGGCGCTGGGCATCCCGGCGACGGATGTGCTGATCGAATTTCACCTAGGCGAATCACCTTGACCTGTGGCCGCGTAGGGCGCTTGGCGCCCCGCCAGGCAGCGCCAGGGCGGCGATCGGTCCCTACCCGCTACCACCCCCAGGGGTGCTCTGTGATCGGCCCATGAGCGGGGCGGCGCGCAGCGACGAGCTCCTCGAACTGGACCGCGCTTGGTGGGCCATGGTCACGGCTCCGACCATGGAGCTTCGGATCTCACGCGCCCGGCGGCTGGTCAAGCTCAGGAAGGCGAGGGCGGGGCAATGATGGGTGGCTGGGTCAAGCTCGAAAAGTCACTCCGCGATGACCCGCGGTTTCTGCGCATGGTTCGCACGCTATGCGCCGCGCAGAATGTAACGCAGGAGCGTATCAGTCGCCCCTGCGCTGTAACGCTGCTGTTAGGTGGCCTTGCGCAGCTCTGGATGTACGCCGATACGCACGTCCGCGAGGATGACACACTCGACCTTGGCCCCGACGAAATAAACGAGCTCATCGGGATCGAGGGTTTCGTTCAACTCATGCCCCTTGATTGGATTGAGATCCTCGACGCGAACTGCGTAAAACTTCCGGAATTTCATACACATAACGGCACCGATGCTAAGAAAAAGGCATTGACCGCCAAACGGGTCGCCCGCCATCGGATTAGGAATGTAACGCAAGAGAGTAACGCACGCGCTGACGTGTGTAACGCTTCTGAGTTACCAGACAAGACAAGACTAGACAAGACAAGACCAGAAGAAGAACCAAGAACTGTCAAGCCACCGCCCGCATTGAAACCCGTAGCGCAGGCTGCGCCTGCGATTGATGCTGGCCCCATCGATCGAGTCTTCCAACACTGGCGAGAGGTTCACCGCCATCCGCAAGCTAGGCTCGACGATAAACGCCGGAAGGTTATCCGCTCGGCCCTGAAAAATTACGGGGAGCCAGAACTCTGCGAGGCGATCAGTGGATACCTGAATTCCCCGCACCACATGGGCCAGAACGAGACTGGGACGGTCTACGACGCCCTCGAGCTGATGCTTCGTGACGCACAGCACATCGATGCCGGACGCCGATTCCACGCCGAACCTCCGAGGAGCGATCTGTCGGCGCAGACACGCCGGATTATCTCAACGACGGAGAACTGGACCCCGCCGGAGATGCGCCATGCAGGCGGCTGACGGCAAGCGCTTCCGTGACCTGATCCGTGGCATGGGGCGCATGTTCGGCCAGGAGCCTGACGCGCTGATCTTGGATGCCTATTGGCTCGCCCTGGGCAAATGGTCGATGTCGGAGTTCGAGTCCGCTGCCGCGCACCTGATGCAGACCTCGAAATTCATGCCGCGTCCGGCGGATTTCCACGAGCTGAGAAAAGCAGGCAGGCCTACCGCAGGTGAAGCATTCGCCAAAGCCATAGACCATGCGGCCTCGAGCGCCTATCGAAATGGGCCATTGGGGGAACCGCTGATCGATCGATGTGTTCGAGCCATTGGTGGTTACATCGCAATCGCCATGTGTGAGGAGGATAAGCTGCACTTTTTGGGGAAACGATTCGCTGAGCACTTCGAGACGATGCAGGATGCCGAGGACGTGCGTGAAGCGGTGCCGACGATAGCCGGTCCTCCGCAGCACAAGGCGCTTTCAGGGCCAACGAGGCTAAGAGATTTACTCCCTCGCGATGAATTCGCATGAGATCCGCCCGCCTGCTGCTTCCTTGGCCGCCCTCGGTTGCCGGCCTGTACGTCATCACAGATCGGGTCAGTGGCAAGTTCTACATCGGAAGCAGTGTCAACGTTCGCCGCCGCGCCATGCAGCATCAATACCGCTTGGAGAAACTGACCCATGCCAATCCCATATTGCAAGCGATCTGGAACAGCGGCGCGGATCGGCTTCGGATCGAGCTGTTGCGAGCGATGCCGAGTGCTTCCAGGGAGCAATTAATTGAGGCAGAGCAGTTGGAACTGACTGCTGCAGGCGTAGGGTCGAATCGTCAATGCATGAACGTACTGCCGATAGCTGGATCTCCTAAGGGCCAGCCGCGAAGCGAGGAGACGAAGCGAAAGATCGGTGCGGCAGTAAGGGGTAAATCCCCCTCTCTGGAGGCCCGCGCGAAGATGCGCGCAGCAAAGATCGGACGCCCGTTAACTTTGGCGCATCGCGCGAAGATCGGCGCCGCCGGACGCGGTAGACCAGGGCCTCGACATTCTTCAGAAATGCTAGCGCGTTGGCGTCGGTACTCAGCGGACCAGGTGCATTCACTGCGCAGCATGGTAGCGGAGGGAATGCCGGTATTCACGGCTGCTAAGCGCCTTGGGATCGTAAGAGCTACAGCTCGGCGGATCGTGGCCGGAGAGAGTTATCGTGAAAGTCATCACCCTTAGGCTGCCATTCCCCCCAAGCGTCAATGCCATGTGGCGCACGCCGAACAAGGGGCCGCTGGCGGGGCGCACGATGCTGAGTGGCGAGGGCAGGGCCTATCGCAAGGCAGTGAACGATCAGGTGACGCTACAACGCGTCGTACGCCATGAACTGAAGGGCAAGCTCGCCCTCTCGCTCATTGCCAGACCGCCGGATCGACGCAAGCGCGACCTTGATAATCTGCTCAAGGGCATACTCGATGCTCTGCAGCACGCCGCGGTTATCGACGATGACGGGGAGATCGATGACCTGCGGATCCGCCGCGGGCTTGTGGTCCGCAACGGGGAGATTGAGGTGCACATCTGTGAGATCCCGGGCGAGGCGACGGAGAGCGCGGCGCTGTTCGATGCGTAAGGCGTGAGCGAAGTATCAGCGCGCCGTCCAGGATCGTATTACGTTCAACGGATGCGAGGAGCGAAGACATGTCCTTGAAGCAAGTCGAGCTGGTCAGAAGGCGCGCGACCTCGGGCTGGGCAAATGAGCTCACGCGTCTGCGGGTGTGGCTCTCCACGATCGATGGGAACAATGATGCCGTCGAACGCCTCCGTGGGACATCGGGCCAGGAACTCCTCGCCGTGCTGGTCGAGAACACGCTCGGGCACCTCGGGCACGACACCGCCTTGTCAGCGAGCGCGGAGAGCGCGCACAAGCGCAGCCAGGCGGGCAAGGCCGCTCGTAGGTTCGCGTAATTAAAGTAGTTTTATCTTGTATGGCAGCACCCAAGGGACACAAGCGGTACGGCGGCAGAAAGGTGGGCTCTGTGAATAGGGCGACGGCCGACGTGCGCGCTGCCGTGGCCATGCTCGCCGAAGGCAACATCACGAAGGTGCAGGGCTGGCTCGATCGAGGAGCGACGAGCGACCCTCTGGGCGCCGCGCGCGTATTCTCCCAACTGCTCGAGTATCACGTTCCGAAGCTCTCACGAGCCGAAGTGACTGGCGCCGGCGGTGCTCCTTTCGAGGTTCGCATCGTTGATCCAACTCGCCACAAGTCTTGACTTGCCGCACGACTGGAGCACGCGGCCTTACCAGCACGCGTTGTGGCGCTATCTCGCGCACGGAGGCAAACGCGCAGTCGCCGTCTGGCATCGGCGCTCAGGCAAGGATGATGTCGCGCTGCACTGGGCCGCTACTGCGGCGATGCTTCGAGTGGGTGCCTATTGGCACATGCTCCCGCAGGCCAACCAAGCGCGTAAAGCCATCTGGGATGCGGTCGATCCGGGCACGCTCGCCCGACGCATCGAGGGCGCCTTCCCGCCCGTAATCCGCTCCACCACGCGTGAGCAGGACATGATGATCCGCTTTGGGAACAATTCGACCTGGCAGGTGGTGGGGTCCGATAACTACAACGCCCTGGTGGGTGCCCCTCCCGTGGGCGTCGTCTTCTCCGAGTACGCGCTGGCCGACCCGAATGCCTGGGCCTTCATTCGACCGATCCTCGCCGAGAACAATGGCTGGGCGCTTTTCATCAGCACTCCTCGGGGTCGCAATCATCTCTTCCGCATGAACGAGTTCGCGAAGACCGACCCGCACTGGTTCTCTCAGACCTTGACGATTCGGGACACAGGCGCGATCTCGGAGGAGCGCATTGCGCAGGAGCGTCGCGAGCTCGCCGCCGAGCGCGGGGACGATGAGGCCGAGAACATCATCAACCAGGAATACTTCTGTAGCTTCGATGCCGCAGTTCCAGGCTCCTATTACGGGCGGATCGTCGCGCGCGCCGAGGCGGAGGGGCGGATCTGTGAGGTGCCGCACGATCCGCGCTACCCGGTGACGAGTGCCTGGGATATTGGCGTCGGGGATTCGACCGCGATCTGGTTCCTGCAGCAGACCAAGTTCGGCGTACATGTGATCGATTTCTACGAGGCCTCCGGCGTGGGCGCCGATCACTACGCTCGGGTGCTCAAGGAGCGCGGGTATCTTTACGATGTGCATATCCTGCCGCACGATGCGAACGATCGAGAGTGGGGCAACAACGCCTCAAGTCGGCGCGATGTGCTGAAGTCCCTCGGGATCAAGCCGCACCGGATCCTGCCGCGCGCGTCCGTGGATGATGGGATCAACGCGGTGCGCGTGCTGCTCGCCCGCTGTCACTTCGATGCAGTGAAGTGCGAGCGCGGGCTCGATGCGCTTCGCCAGTACCAGAAGGAATGGGATGATCAGCTCCGCACCTTCTCGCTCAAACCGCTCCACGATTGGACGAGCCACGCGGCCGATGCCTTTCGCTACGCCGCTCAGGGGCTTCGAGTCACCGAGGAGCAGCGCGGGATCGCGGGCAAGCCGCGACAGAAATATGCGCTCACTTGAGTGTGCCGCCCGCATCGCGCAGATTCCGGCTCTCGCAGCTGGAGAGTGCGCGTGAGCCACCTAATCAACAACATTGCCAATTTAGGACGCAAGATCAACAAGTACGACCCGGTAGATCGGGCCGTGCAGAATTTCGTACTGGGGAGGCCCGCTCCGGGCACAAACTATTACGGCGAGGCGGGGCCGGTCCAGACGCAGGGTGTTCCTCAGATCGATGAGGCCGCGCGCAACCGTCAGCAGCTCGATCGGATCAAGCGCCGGCGCGGCGTGCTCGCCAACTTGTACGGCGGACAGAGCAACAGCGCGCCGGCTATCGCCACCCCTCAGCTGCTCGGCTCGTGAGCGATGATGCCGATAGCCTGATCAAGGCGCAGGCCACGCTTGCCACGAAGCGCAGCAATTTCGAGAACTGGTGGCAGCAGATCGCGCTCCGAGTGATGCCCGCAGAGGCTCAGTTCACCGTCGTCACAGATGAAGGGCAGCGCCGGAGCGAACGGGTGTTCTCGGGCAAGGCGGTCATTGCCAACGAGCGCTTCGCTGCGGTGCTGGATGAGCTCTTGACGCCGCGCTCCCAGTTCTGGCACAGCCTGGCTCCTGAGGATGAGGATCTGGCCGACTCCCAGGAGACGAAGATCTATCTGGAGCGTTTAAATAAGCTCCTCTTCACCACGCGCTACCGACCGAGGGCGAACTTCGCCAGCCAGAAGCACCAGGGCTATATGTCGGTCGGGGCGTTCGGCAATTCGGCCATGTACATCGATGAGAAGGTCGGGGAGGGGATTCGATACCGCAACACGCCGCTGCGCGAGCTCTTCTGGGCCGAGAACCACCAGGGCCAGATCGATACGCTCTACCGGCGCTTTGACCTTCAGGCGCGTCAGGCCGCACAGCGCGCGAAGGAGGAGGGCTGGCAGCTCCCGGCGAAGATAGCGCAGGCGGCCACCGACAAGCCTTTCGATACCTTCGAGTTCCTGCACTGCGTACACCCCAACGCCGAGCGGGCCTACGGCAAGGCCGGCGCGAAGGGGATGCCGTGGAGTTCTCACTACATCGCGCTTCAGGATCGGCAGATCGTCTCGGTCGGGGGGTACAACTCCTGGCCCTACGCGATCGGGCGCTATGTGATCGCCGCCAACGAGACCTACGGGCGAGGTCCGGCGGCCGGGTGCTGGGGGGCGATCCTCACGCTGAACGAGGAAAAGAAAACTATTCTTCGGGCCGGGCAGAAGGAGGTCGACCCGCCATTGCTCTTGGGTGAGGACGGGGCGCTTGAGCCTTTCAACACGCGCCCCGGGGCCCTCAATCACGGCATGATGAGCGAGGATGGGACGCGGCTCGTGGAGGTCTTGCACACCGGGGCGAATATCCCGCTGGGCCTCGAACTCATGACGCTTGAGAACGATGAGATCGACGATGCGTTCCTGGTCAAGATTTTCCAGATCCTCGCCGAGCACCCGCAAATGACCGCCACTCAGGTGCTGGAGATTGCGCAGCAGAAGGCCACGCTCCTCGCGCCCATGATGGGCCGGCAGCAGTCCGAGGACTTGGGCCCGTTGATCGAGCGGGAGATCGATTTGCTGGCGCGCGACTCACGCTACCCGTGGATCAGCCAGGACATGCCTGATGAGCTGAGAGAGGCTGGCGGGCGCTTCAAGATCGAATACCGCTCGCCCCTGGCGCGTGCCATGCGAGCGCAGGACGGTGTTGCCATCCAGCGCACGCTCGAAGTGCTGCCCGAGGCGCTCCAGGTCGATCCGAACTGCGCCTTCGTGATCGATGTGCCTGGCTCGCTCCGGGAGCTTGCGGAGATCAACGGCGTGCCGGCCAAACTGGTGCGCGATGTGAAGATGGTCGCGCAGCTCTCCGCTCAGAAGCAGCAGGCGGATCAGCTGGCACAGGTTGCCGCGGCCGCCCCGGGGATGAGTACCGCAGCGCTCAATGCGGCCAAGGCTGAGCAGCTTCGTGCGGGTGCATGAACACATTCCTGCAGTTCATCCACCGCAAGAGGCTTGCCTACCAGCGCGTGTTCCTCGGGCCCGATGGGAGACCCAACCCCGAGGCAATCGTGGTACTGGCGGACTTGAAACGCGTCGCAGGGATCAACCGGGGCGGCATCGTCGTCAGTCCCATCAGCCGCATGGTCGACAGCCACGCGAGCGTGTACCGGGCGGGGCAGCGGGATATGTTTTTGCGGATCATGAAATTTCTGGACCTCGAAGAGGCCGACAACATGGAGAGGGGCAATGACAGAGCAGAGTCAGCAACAGAGTAGCGGTGGCGCTGGAGGCGGCGAGACGTCCTGGTATCCAGAGCCGATGAAGGAATTCGTGACCGGCAAGGGCTGGAAGAGCCCAGCCGAGGCGCTCGACAGTTACGTCAATCTCGAGAAGCTGGTGGGCGCGGAGAAGGCGGGGCGCACGATCGTGCTGCCCAAAGATGAGAAGGACATCGAGGGCACCAAGGTCTTCCGCGCCAAGATGGGCGTGCCCGAAAACGCTGCAGACTACAAGCTCCCCGTGCCCGAGGGGCAGGATCCAAAGCTCGCGGAGTGGGCCTCGGGCGTGTTCCACAGGCTCGGCACGCCAGCCGCCCAGGCTCGAACGTTCGTGGAGGAGTGGAATAAGCACATCGATGGCATCGTCACTGCGACTCAGGCCGAGGAGAGCCGGGTGCAGACCGAGCAGATGAACGGGCTTAAGACCGAGTGGGGCGATAAGTTCGCCGGTAATGCCGAGCTCGCCAAGCGCGCGCTCACGCAGTTTGGGAGCGTCGCGAAGCTCGACAAGGCCAACCTGGACTCGCTCCTGGCTGCCGTGGAAAAGAGCGCGCCAGTGATGAAGCTCTTCGCCGCCGTGGGCTCATCGGTCGCCGAGCACGGATTTGCGGCTGGTGAGAGCGGTGGGACTGGCTTTGCCAACAGCAAGAAGGCCATCGAGGCGCAGATCGATGAACTGCGGCAAAAGCGCCTGGCCAATCAGGTCGATGAGAAGACCTTCCACAACGAAATGCAGCGACTCGGCCCGCTTCTGGATGCGGCCGCTTGACTGTGCCGCTCAAGACGCAAAGGATTCTCATCCGACACTGAACCCTCTCCCTGAAAGGTCCCCGGCCTGCGATTAATCTCAAGGGCCGGTTTTCTGGGGACGAAGGTGGACAAGCAAAGGCTCTTTGCCCCACTGACCGATCGAAAGTGATCCGCTTAAACCTGGGCGTACCAGGCGAGGCTGGCGGCCCCGATAAGGATAAGCCCCACCGAAAACAGCTCCCACCGTGCGCTGCACCAGCGCGGTCGATGTGTTTTCGAGTGAGGACTTACCATGTCCCTGAATATCCCGAACTGGTACGTCAACCAGTACAACCGCAACATCGTCCAGCTCGTGCAGCAGAAGGTAACGCGCTTCCGCTCCGCGGTCGGCACCGGCAACTATGTCGGCCAGCAGGCTTCCCCGGTCGATCAGATCGGTCTGGTGGAAATGCAGGACGTGATCTCGCGCTTCTCCCCGATGGGACGGGTGGATGCGCCGACCGATCGGCGCTGGGTGGCCCCGATTGATGCGGACCTGCCGCAGCTGATCGACACCTTCGACAAGCTCAAGATCCTCACCGACCCGAACGGCATCTACGTCACCAACGCGGTGGCGGCAGCGAACCGCAAATTCGATGATCGAATCGGTGCCGCCTTCTTCGCTGCGGCTCAGACTGGCGTTGCCGGCGCCACTTCCACCGCCTTCGATACGACCAACCAGGTCGTCGGCGTGAGCGTGGGCGGTACGACTTCAGGATTGAATGTCGCCAAGCTCGAGCGCGGCCGGCGCATTTTGCTGTCCAACGAAGTCGCGCTCGAAGATGAGCCGATCTATGTGGGCATCACCGCGATCGATCACGAATCGCTCCTGAACGAGATCCAGGTGATCTCCATGGACTTCAATCGTGAGGTCGCCTACGACAACAACGGGATTATCAAGCAGTGGCGCGGGTTCAACTTCATCCACTCGGAGCGCTCGTGGATCACCACGACCGCCACGGATGACGCGGCCGGCCAGTCCCGCCAGTTGCCGATGTGGGTCAAGAGCGGTATGCACCTTGGCATCTGGAACGACATTGAAACGGCTATCGATGTGCGCGCGGACATTCAGTCTCGCCCGTGGCAGGCCTACACCAAGATGAGCGCGAATGCGACGCGCCTGGAAGAGAAGCGCGTCGTGAAGATTTGGGCCCGCTGAGTTCTAACACAGGAGACTTGCAATGGCTGTCGTTACACTGAAGTCGGGCCCGATCACCCAGCGCGATGCTTCGCCCCGTACCTTCTCCAACGCCTCCGTGGCGCGCACCAACCTCAAAGAGGCGGTCGGCACGATCGAGGCGAACAACGGCGACAACATCGGCTCGAAGTACATCTTCTGCCAGGTGCCCAGCAACGCTCGCATCAGCGCGGTGCGCTACAAGTGCGATGCGATCACCTCCGGCGCCGCAGACATCGGGATCTATCGGACCACGGGCGATGGCGGCGCGGTAGTCAAGGCCGCCGCTTTTGCCTCCGCGGTCTCCATCGCCTCGGCTCTTTCGGTGCCGACCGATGTGACGCACGAGGCGGACCCGACCGACGGCAACGCAGACGATTTCGGTCTCGCCGATGTGGAAAAGCCCCTGTGGCAGGTGCTGAATCTCGCCGCCGATCCGAAGGTGCAGTACGACGTGGCGATGACCCTCACCGCCGCGACCACGGCCGCGGGCACCGTCTCGCTTTCAGTGCAGTACGGCGAGTGATGCGTCGATTCTGGCTGTGGTGTCGCTCAGGAGTAGATGCAATGGCTTCAAGGTTTTACGGTGTGAACGTCGGGGCGATGAATCCAAAGGATGTGACCGAGGCGGCCGCGACCAACACAATGGCCGTCGAACTCGCGATCGATCTGACCAAGTGCACGGACAAATTGCAGGCCGTGCAGCTGATCGAGGCGATCAAGAACTACATCCAGACGACCGAAACGAACCCGATCGCTTAACCCATGCCGATTCGTACCCCCGTCATGGAGTATCAGATCGACGGGAACGTCAACCTGGTGCGCGCAACATGGACGGGATTGCTCAATGGCGACACGGGCGCTCCGGTTGAGATCGGCGACTGGGCGGATCGCACCGTTCAGATCTACGGCACCTTCGGCGCAGGTGGCTCGATCAACCTGGAAGGCAGCCTCGACAAGACCAGCGAATCTCCGACATACGCGATCCTGAGCGACCCACAAGGCAACGCGGTCACGAAGAGCGCCGCGGCGATGGAAGTGTTCGAAGAGGGCCCGCTCCTGATTCGCCCTAATGTCACCGCCGGCGATGGCACCACTGCCTTGACGGTCAAGCTCCTGGCGAGGCGCAACCGATGAGCACCATGAGGGACGCGGCCAACCAGCTCGCCAAGCACCGGCGCCTGGCTCAATCGCTGCTGGAACTGATTGAGGCTGCAGATTCGGCCGCATCCCTGGAGGGGGCGGTTTCAGAGCGTACCGCTGCGCTCGAAGGGCTCAAGCGCGAGGTCGAAGCCGCCGAGCAGCAACTCGTGGGCAAACGTGATGAACTGGAGAAGCTCCGGCTGGATGCCGAGCAGCTGATCCAGAGCGCGCGCCGCGATGCCGCAGACATCATTGCGCAGGCAAAGGAGAAGGCGCGCGATCTATTCGCCGCCACTGAGGCCGAGGCAAATGCCGCCGCAGCGCTTCGAAAACAGCGCATGGCCGATATTTCAGGGCTGGATGCGCAGATCGCTGATGCCAGCAAGCACCTGCTCGAGCTGCAATCGCAGACCACCAGAGCCCAGCGTATCGCCGATGTGCTCAACGCGGCCTAAGCCATGGGCAATCGCTATATCGTCGCCCAGCTCGCCGTCACCCCCACGGCTGGGAACGATGTCTTCAGTCTCATTTCAGCGGCCAACCGGCGCCTGCGCGTGCTCCAGGTCGTCGCTCACGGTAGGGGCGCCACGAGTGCCGCCCAGGGCTTCACCATCGGCCGTGCTGCCGCGGGCACCACCCCAGGCGGCAACATCACGCCGGGCAAGGCGGATCACACCGAGGAGCCGAACGCTGTATTCACGGCGCCCACCACTTACGCTGCTCAGCCCACGCTCGATGCCAATCAGATCCCGATCGGCTTCAACGCGCTGGGGGGGCCCATCGTATGGAATCCTCCAAAGGGCACGTTGCTTGAGGCACGCAATGGGGAAGTGATTTCGCTCCGCGCCGCCTCGGGCATCACCTGGCAGGCTTGCTCTGTAGCGGCACTCGTCGAAGAGGATTGATCGGTGTCCGCCTCGGGCACGGCGATCATCGATTTTGGGGCCGGTGCGCTGGAGGCCTCCATCGCCGTCACCGGCCAGGGCGGCATTCTCTCGAACAGTCTGGTCGAGGCATGGCCCGCGCTCACCGCCACGGCGAACAATCCGGTCGACAGCGCCAAGGAAGAAGAATTTCAGGTGAGCGCCGGGGACATCATTGCCGGCACCGGTTTCACGGTCTACGCCCGCGCCCTGGTTGGCAAGGCCTTTGGGTTGTACAACATGAACTGGGTCTGGAACTGACATGGCCACGCAACTCGTCGACGTCAACGGCAATGCATTCCTGACCGATGTGGTCGCCCAGGGTGTGAACCTGGGCGCCTTGAATGCTGCCAGCACCCTGCAGTTGCGCGGCCAGGCCACCGCCTCAGTCCAGTTGACTTCGATCGGCTCCCTCACGGCCGCTTTCGAGGCCACGGTTGACAATGTGAACTGGTTCGCGGTGGTGGCGATCCCCTTTGGCGGGGGCGCCGGCGTCACGACCACCACGGCAAACGGGCAGTGGACCTGCGATGTGGCCGGGTGCTTTGGCTTCCGGGTCCGAGTCTCGGCGTACACCTCCGGTTCGGTGGTCGCCAGCGTCATCGCTTCTCAGGGTGCGAGTGTCTTCGGCTCAACCTCAGCGACCGGCAACGCGCGCACGGATCTGATCAGCGTCGCGGGCACGGCGCTGGGCACCCCGACGAACTTCGGCACGACCCCTGGTGCAGTGGTCGCTGAGAGTGTCAATTCCTCTGCTTTCATCGGTACGACGGTTGCAGTTGCAGCGTCGGCTGGCATCCAGAAGGTCGGGATCGTCGGCAACGCAGGCTCGGCGGCGATTTTCGATGGCGCCACGGGCGCTGCGGTGCCCGCAGGGGCGCTTGCCGATGGGGCCCGCGCTCAGAATGCGAACCCGACCGCCGTTACCAATGGTCAGTTGGTCAACCTTGCCGCGGACCTGGGCGGGCGCCTCATCGTCACCCTCCACGCCTATCGCACGTTGATCAAGACTCAGGCGCTGGCGTCTGCGGCCACAGCGGAAACGACTTTCATCACCGCAGGCGGGGCGAGCGTCTTTAATGACTTGATCATGCTGATCATTACGACGGCGGCAGCTCTAGCGAGCGCCATCACGATCCGTGATGTGACGGCGGGCGGAACGCCGTGGATCATCAATTACCCCAACCAAGCTGCTGTTCCCAATGCTCCCTTGATCCTGAACTTCAACCCTCCGCTTCAACAGGGCACGGCAAACAGCGCCTGGACGTTTGCTCAAACTGCAGCTAATGCGCTCAACATCACCGCGCAGTACGTCCAGCGCCTAGCTTAAACCATGTCCCTGTTGCTGGCCCTCCTCGGCGGCACACCTCCAGATGATCTCATCGTCGGTGAGTTCGCTGAAGCGCTCGAGGCGCTGCTCAACGAGGAGACTGAAGAATCCTTCCACACCGATCCGATCGCGCTTGAAGCGATCGCGCAGGATGTCATCGCCTTCGTGCTGGCTGAGATCGAGGAGATCGAGCCAGGCGATGAGATCGAGCTTAGCTACACGGTCAGTTTCCAGCCCGATGATGAGCTCACCGTCCCAGGCACCCTGGCCGATGCCGAAGAGGCCGAGGAAGAGCCCGACAACGCGTTCTTTGCCTACCCGGACGACGCGCTCTACATCGCCGATCTCACCATCACGTTCACCCTCGAAGCCGAAGAGGAGGAGGAGACAGCCGAGTCCTTCTGGTTCGGCACGATCGATGAGGCGCTGGCGCCGAGCATCGAATATCTGCCGGCCTTTCAGGATCTCGACGATCACGAGGACGGGGAACGCGAGCGCTTGGCATTCGAAGAGGATCAGGGCGGATGGTTCGAAACAGGCCTTCTCGAGGACGCGCCGCTCTTTGTGCCGGGCACAGACTATTGGTTGATCCGCACGCGCCGGCGCATGCGCCGTTGATAGTGCCGCTCGGATTCGCCAGCCTCGCTCGGCAAACCTGCGTTCCAAGCTCGCTGGAGAACTGAAATGGTTGGAGTCGTCAGAGACACCGTCAACAATCCATCCGGGCAGCGCACTTACCCGATCGCCTGGGCCGATGACAACGCCGTAGGGCTCGTGAAGCCGGATGGAAGCACCACCGGCATCCTTCCTCGAACGATCGATCAGGGCGCGATCCCACTGTATTTGCCGCCTTCGGGCTTCATGGCCAACAACGGCGTGATGGTCATCGGCCAGGCGCCGAGCGGCGCGGCCACGGCGAGCTTCAGTGCTACCAGCGGTGCTGGCGTGACTATGACGATGAGCGCCGCGACACTGCTGGGCACCGCCGCCGATGTCGGCCGCGTGCTCACGATCCTGGACACGACCTACAAGTACGCGGTCATCACCGCGCAGAGCAGCACCACGGTCGCCACCGTCACACTCACTGGAACACTCTCTGGCCTTGGCCCCTTCGCCAACAACACGATCTGGCTGAGTGGCTCTCCACCTGCCACCGCGAACACCTCGGGCTTCTCTGTCCCCTTCGATAATGCATTCGCCAATTGCTACCTGTACCTGCCCGCCGGAGCGCTCTTTGCAGGCTCTCTGGCTGGTCAGTATCTGGGCCAGATGTCGAGCACGACGCTCATCCAGTTCTACAACAACACCTACACCTCGGGCTCCCCGAGTGTCCCTCCGACTCTCGTGCCTTTCGTATGCACGGGCCCGGGTGCTTTCACGCAGACCACGGCCGCATTGCTTTCGATGTTCACCTCGCCCGTGCCTGCAAACGCCATGGGCCCACGCGGCTCGGTGAAGATCACCGCGCTGTACCAGAACAATAACAGCGCTGGCGCCAAGACCTTCACGACCAAGTTTGGTGGCACTCAGACCTTGAGCACCTCGGCCACCGCGAACCAGAGCACCAGCACGGTGCGCGAGATTTACAACAGCGGAGCATCGAACGTGCAGACCACCGCCGCCAATGGCCTCACGGGCACGGGCGTCGCTGCGGGCGCTACTCAACATCTTGCGAAGGACACGGCGCTCGCCCAGGACATCGCCGGCCAGGTGCAGCTCGCCACGGCGACGGACTGGGTGGGTGTCGATTTCTTCAGGACGGAACTTTTCCCATTGTTCTAACGCCAAGCTGCAAAGGGCGCGCCCATGAGCACATCTGACGTAGCGATCTGCAACCGCGCCCTTCACAAGCTCGGAGCTGGGACGATCACGTCCTTGAGCGAAAACAAGGAAAAAGCTCGGGTGATGAACGTCGCCTTCGAGCCAGTGCGTCGAGCCGAGCTCCGGCGCCATCGCTGGCGCTTTTCCATCAAGCGCGCGAGCCTTGCTGCACTCGCCGCCGCGCCCGATTCGGATTACAGCTTTCAATACCAGCTGCCCAACGATTTCCTGCGCCTCATCGAAGGCGGGGCGCTCACCAACATGGCCGACCTCACCGATTTTAGGGCGAGTTCGACCGCGCTTTACTCGGTGGAGGGCGGCAAGATCCTCACCAACATCGGCGCGCCCCTGCCGATCCGCTACATCGCCGACATCACGGACGCTTCGCTCTTCGATTCGTGTTTCGTGGAATCCTTCGCCGCTCGCCTCGCCCTTGAGTCCGTGGAGCGCATCACGGAATCGACCACCAAGCGGGCTGATCTAGCGCAGGACTACCGGACATCAATCCGCGAGGCGACGCGCGCCAACGCGCTTGAAGTGGCTGCGGAATCCAGCGCCGATTCCGAGTGGGTCACCGCGCGCGCCCAATGAAAGCCTCCCCAGCTATCACGCATCTCAATGCCGGGGAATTCTCCCCGAGCATGTCGGGTCGGTCGGATCTGGCCAAATACGCCAACGCCTGCAAGCTGCTCGAGAACTTCCTGCCCCTCATTCAAGGGCCCATCCGCCGGCGTGGCGGGACGCATTACGTGACGGAGGTGAAGGCGAACGCGAATCGCACCTGGCTCGTGCGCTTCGAGTATTCGGCGACCCAAGCATGGCAGGTTGAGTTCGGCGATCTGTACGTGCGCTTCTACACCAATCACGGCCAGGTCATCGTCTCAGGAGTTGCCGCCTATTCGGGCGCTACAGCCTACGTGCTCGGTGATCTGGTCGTGCAGGCTGGCGTGAACTACTACTGTATTTTGGCCACCACCGGCAACGCCCCGCCGAACGTGACTTATTGGTATCCGCTGACCGGTGTGATCTACGAGGTGCCTTCCCCCTACGCGGTGGCGGACCTGAGCAATACCGATGGGACGTTTGCCCTCAACATCGTGCAATCGGGCGATGTGCTCTATATCGCCAATCAGAAGCGCACCTACGCCCCCCGGAAGCTCACGCGCTTCGGGAACACGAACTGGCAATTTTCCACCTATCAGCCCAACCAAGGGCCGTTCCTCGAACTCAACAGCGGCCCGATCACGATCTACGCCTCGGCTCAGACCGGCTCAGTCACGCTCACCGCTTCAGCCGCGCTCTTTGCCGCAACCGATGTCGGTCGATTGGTTCGGCTTGAGGTCGAGAACATCGTCGTCAAGCCCTGGGAGACCAACAAGGCTTATGTCGCCAATGACCTGGCCAAGTTCAACGGCGTCACCTACAAGGCCACGAACAACGCGACTTCGGGCACCGCTCCCCCGGTGCATGAGCACGGCACGGCTTACGATGGCTTGACGGGCGTGAACTGGCAATTCCAGGACTCCGGTTATGGCATCGCTCGGATCACGGCCTTCAGCTCCTCGACCTCTGTCACCGCGAGCGTGGTCAACGATCCGATCAACGGCTTGGTGCAATTCCCGTTTCACGTGGTCACCGTCACCTATCTCACGAGCCGTTGGCAACTCGGGGCTTGGTCGGCAACGATCGAATACCCAGCGACCGTGACCTTCTTCGGAGATCGACTGTGGTGGGGTGGAAGGCAGCGCATTTGGGGCTCTGTCCCAAACGACTTCGAGAACATGGCCGGCGATTTCTTCGGGCTCACTGGGTTCGACAATGCGATCTGGTGGCAACTGCAGGCCGAGGACGTGAACGACATCCTGTGGATGAGCGGGGACGTGAGATTGATCATCGGCACGCCTGGCGGGGAGTTCATCGGGACGGAGATCACCACCACCGATCCGCTCGGACCCTCGAACTTCAAGACCGTGCGCCAAAGCAAGCATCGGACCCGCGCCGTGCAGCCCGTGGCGATCGGCTCGAACCTGGTGTACGTCCAGCGCGCCGGTAGAAAGCTCCTCTCGATGGCCTACGATCTGGCGCGCGATAATTTCGCCTCCACCGATCTGGCAGTCCTTGCCGAGCGCCTCACGCGTTCGGGCATCATCGCGATGGCCTACCAGGCCGAGCCCTATTCGATCATCTGGTGCGTGCTGACGAGCGGGGCACTGCGCGGGTTTACCTATGATGCTGATCAGGACGTGTCGGGCTGGCACCGCGAGCCGATCGGAGGCAGCGGAATCGTGGAATCGGTCTCCTGCATCCCAGCGCCCGACGGTCAAGGCGATGAACTCTGGCTGATCGTTCGGCGCACGATCAACGGAGCGAGCAAGCGCTACGTCGAATACATGGCCCGGCCCTGGGAAGGCGCGGACAATGACGGTTCGGCGGGCGATGATCAGGTCGATGCCTTCTACGTGGACGCGGGCGTGACCTACGATGGGGCGCCGGCCACCGTGATCAGCGGGCTCTCGCACCTCGAAGGGCAAGTCGTGCAGATTCTCGCCGATGGCGCCACGCACCCGAATCGCACCGTCTCGGGCGGCGCGATCACACTCGATGGGGCTGCGAGCGTGGTGCAGGTCGGACTTGCTTGCCCGGCGCGCATGGTCACCGCCGATCTGGAAGCTGCCGCGAACGCTGCTGGCACCAGCCAGGGCAAGCCCGCGAGAATCTATCGGGCCGCGGTGCGCTTCATCGATACCTTGGGCGGCAAGATCGGCAAGCCCGAGGAGGATCTGAGTGAGCCCAGCACGCTCGATGAGATTGACTTCCGCGTGCCCGATGATCCGATGAATCTCGCCCCGCCGATCCTCACCGGAATCATCGACGTGGTGTTCCCCGGGGACTGGGAGCTCGAAAAGAGAGTTGAGGTGCTGGCCGACACGCCGCTCCCGATGACCATTGCGGCCATTTTCCCGAGGCTTCACGTCAATGATCGTTGAACGCTTTAAGCCTGAGCACGCGCGACAGATCGAGCTACAGTCCGCCCAGAGCGATGCGGCTTTAGTGGATATGCCCTATCTGGAGATTCTCCACAGCGGCGGGCCTGCCGCCACCATGAAGGACGAGCAGGGCCGGGTGTTGTGTTGTGCAGGGCTCTTGGAACTGCCCCATGTCTCGCACCTGTGGTGCTTTCTCTCGCGCCACTCTGGCCCCCACATGCTGGCGATCTACCGTGGCGCACAGCGTCTTATCAGCATTGCCCGCTCGCCCGTGATAGCCACTTCGGTGTGCGGGTTCGAGCCCGGCTGCAGGCTCCTTCTGATGCTGGGGTTTCAATGGTGCCAAAAACTCCCTGGCATGGGCTTCTCGGGCGAAGATCACGACTTCTACGTGAGGCAATGACATGGCTTGGTTTGCACTTCTTGCTCCCTATTTATCAGCCGGCGCCGGAGCGATCGGCGCCGTGGGTACCGCGCAAGGGGGCGCTGAGAATGCCGGTTTATTGCGCGATCAGGCGGCAACAACTCTCTCTCAAGGCTATGCCGATGAGGCGACTCAGCGCCGCGAGGCGACGCTCCTGCTCGGCAAGCAGGCCGCCGCTGCTGCTCAAGCTGGCGGCGGATATGGGGGCACGACCGCCCTTTACATGAAGGGATCGGCTGCGGCCGCCGAGATCGATGCGCTGAACATTCGCTATAGGTCGGTGATGCGATCAAGAGGATTGCTCGCCGAAGGCGATGCGACACAGAGGGGCAGTCAGTTGCTCGCGGGTGGTCAGTTGCTCTCTGCGGTCGGATCTTTCGCCAGCGCCCGCGCCAGCGCGAAAACTTAAGGAAAGCGTGTGCCTGAGATTCCACTCTACGAACAACAAACCCGGCTCGGCGGGTCCGATCTTGGGCCGGGTCCGAGTGATTGGAATATCCGCGGGCCAGAAGGATTCGCTGCCGGTCTGTCCGATCTTGGCGGGAGCCTCACCCGGATTCAGGATGAACAGGCCGCGGTCGCGGCGAACGATGAGCTGCAGCAGGCTCGAAAGCACTGGGCTGAGCAATTCGTCGCACAGCGCGATGCCGCTCAGCCCGGCGCGCCCAATTTCACGCCCGATCTGTTGAAGCAATTCGATGAGGACACGGCCGATCGATTGAAGCGCGCGCAGACCCAGAAGGCGAGAAATTATCTCAAGAGCCAGTTGAACGAAGTGCGTCTGGGCCTGTACCAGGACGCTGTGACCTTCGAGGGCCATGCCCAGGTCCAGGATAAGAACGCGAAGCTCAGCACCGGATTGGATGCGGCGAGAACGGCCGCTGAATTCCGCCCCGGGGATTTCCCGACCCTCTATGGCGAGCAACACAAGGCGATCAGCGAGTCGGGTTTGTCTTCGGAATTGAAGCAGGCCCACGAAATCACAGCGCACGCCACCCTTGCCGATGCGGCCGTGCGCGGCATGATCCGATCTGACCCGACCGAAGCGCTTACCGAACTGAATAACGAAAAGAGCACTAATCCGGCCGTCAACGCGCTCGATTTCAAGGATCGGGAGGCGCTACGCAATGAAGCGGAGGCCGAGATTCGCCGGCGCGAAACAGAAGCCAGGCAGGGACAGGCCGAGGCTTGGGGGGCGATGTCCTCTCGGATCGCTGACACGAGCGCGGCCTATCAGCGTGGGCTCCCCGTGCCCAACGCTCCGAACTACAACGAGATCGCCGCAGTGGCACCAGACCGGAAGGATGTCGATCGGATCTGGCTGAACCTCCAGCGCGATCAGCAGATGGGCTCGCAGATCCGCCAGTTCAACCAGATGACACCCGAGCAGATCGCCGCCTCTCGCAAAGGGTACGCCGTGACGCAGGGCGGGTTCGGAGCCGCCGAACAGCTGCAACGGCAGGATGTGATGGATCAGGCGGCGAGGGCGTCGATAGAAACGCGAGTGAAAGACCCGGCCGGCTTTGCCGTGGAGAATGGCCTGGGCTGGCATCCGCTCAATTTCCAGGATCAGAACGCTTTCACGCAGGAAATCCGCACCCGCGCCAACACCCAAGGACTCGTCAGCCAAAGGGTCGGCATAGCAACTCCGCTTCTGTCCAAGGATGAAACCTCGATGCTCGTGAGCGGCATGGAGAAAATGAAGCCCGAAGAGGCGATGAGCCTGTACACCGGCCTTGCACTCGCCGCCGGGTCCGATCAGGCCTATTCCTCGATGATGCAGCAGATCAACCCTGACTCTCCCGTGCGGGCCCTGGTGGGCCTTCGCGCGCTGCGCAGCCCCGCCGTGGCCCTCACCATGCTGATGGGTGAGCAGATTCTCAACGAAACCCGGGCACAGAAAACTCAGGATGGGAAGCCCACCACAGGCCTGTACCTGCCCGAGACCGGAACGCTGAAGGCCGCCTTCAACGATGCGGTCGGCAGCGCTTTCGCCGATCACCCGGAAGTGGCCATGACCGCCTTTCAGGCAGTGGAGGCCTATTACGTGGGCAAGGCCGCCAAGCTCGGTCGGCTCGCGGCTGATAAATCCGACATCGATACCAGCATCGTCAAGGAAGCGATCAAGCAGGCACTTGGCACCGTGGTCGATTACAACGGTAACGGAGAAGTGATTGCCCCCTGGGGCATGGATGCGAGCACCTTCAATGACCGGGTAGCTAGCGCCTACCAGGCCGAGATCAAGCGCCTCGGCATGCCCGCGATCGCCAGCGGCCAGCTTAGCGCGCTGGGCTTACGCAATGCCGGCGATGGGACGTACAACGTGATGGCCGGAGGCCTGCCGCTCTATGACACGAAGGGCAATCCGGTCGTGCTCAGCGTGCAGGCCGAGCACGGCGTCAGCGGCAGCTTCGCGCCTCATGGTGTGACCGGACGCTACTGATGAGCGATCTGTTCGCTCTTTCTCCACGCGAGAACCAAGAGGTCGCTGATCAGATGGCCTCCGGGGGCATATACCCCGAGCAAGTCTCTGCAGGCCTCTTTCACGGCATCCCCACCGGCATCGGGCTCACTATCGGTCGCACCGCCGCGCATGCTGGGCGCGCCCTGGAGCTGGCCGGTTCGGTCCCGGTGGGCTTTGCCAGCGCACTCGCCTACGGCGATGAGCAGCAGCTCCTCGACAAGTATTTTCAGACCTTCGATCCCTCGATCAGCAAGGCAGTTGATTACTTCACGCCCAGTCCCGGGCAGGTGGGCACCGTCGGCAACGTGCTCGGTGGGCTGACCGAGACGCTGGGACTGCTGGCCGCGGGTGGCGGTAATCCAACGCTGATGCTCACGACGGAGGGCCTCTCGGGGGCCGCAGAACTGAGCCGCCAGGGCGTCAGCCCAGATGTAGCGGCGGCGGCCGGCACGCTCGAGGCGGGCGCCAATGCGCTGGGGTTTCGGCTCCCGATCCTCGGCAAGAGCCTCTCCTCGCGCCTGGCCACTGGTGCGGTCGGCAATCTTGCTCTCGGCCGCGCATCGAGCCTTGCCGAGCAACAACTCCTCTCGCGCACCGGGAATGAAAAGCAGGCCGAAGGGATCAATCCGTGGGATCTGACCGGCGCTAGTATCGACCTGTTGACCGGCCTCGCCTTTGGCGGCATTACCCATTTCGGCAATCGGCCCGTAAAGCCCAGCGAACGGGATGCCGCGCTCGCCGCACTCAACGCTCGCCACTTCCAGTCCGATACGGCACCCGGTGAGCCGGTGGACCTGGAAGCCTTTGTGGCTCACCAGCAGGCCATAGACCAGGGGACCAGCCAACACCTACGGGGAGAGCCCGTTACGGCCCCGGAGGCGGTGCAAAACGCGTTATTTGCCCAAAGGCAGGAACCAGCGGCGCCTGAGATCCCCAAAGACCTGCAGCAGCTCGATGCCGAGCGCACGCTTACCTCGCCCATCCCGGCTGGCGATGCACACGTCGCTCGCTTGCCGCCAGAGCAGCAGCAGGCGTTCCGTGACACTTATGCACGCGCCGCAGAGGCGAAGCCCGGCTTCGACAGCACGATCAGCCAGATTGCCTCCGAGGTGGGCGGCAAGGGCATCACGGCCGCGCTGAAGGGGACCAAGCGTGCGGTCGAGAAGATCCTGGGCGACTACGCTGGCGTCGCCTCGCGCATCAAGGACGTGCTACGCGCCACGATAGAGGTGAAGACTCTCGCCGATGCGCGAGGCGCCATTACGCAGCTGCAGGGGCATTCAGGTCTTGAGGTTCTCGATACTGGCGCGCGCGATCTGCTATCGCCTGAGGCCGGATCGCTCAACGGCTATCGGGACGCGAAATTCAACGTCCGCACCGCAAACGGATCTATCGCTGAGGTGCAGATCAACCTGAAGCCAATGCTTGAGGCGAAAGGCATCGGCCATTCGCTCTACAGTGAGTGGGATACGATTACCCGCAAGGCGCGCGAGCAAAATCGGCCGTTGACTGAAGCGGAAGCCAGCCGAAGAGATGATCTCGGCGGTTTGATGGAAGCGCTTTACGAGCCGGTCTGGAAGCGGCTGATGAGCGATGCGAAGGCTTCGGGAGAAACCGGACCGCCATTGCGATCCGCGGAGTCCATCGGGAATCGGCGCGGCGGGCCATCGAATGCGATGGAATCGAGGCCTCCGTCTGGAGTGGGCACGAACGCCACCGGGATGCCTTCAACATCAAGCAGCCGCGAACCCTTGGGGAGCGAGGCTGGGTCAAGCGCTGGAACTGGTGCTGACACGGGGAAACCTCCTACAGCAGGAATTGTACCAGAATCAGGCGCTCCCAAAGCCGCATCTGCACATAATGCCACCTTCGCAGTGGAATCCGCGCGCAAGGCCGCTCTCACGATGGACATAGCCGTCCCAACGGGCGAGTTCAATCGCGACGGGACGCCAGTCACCATGACAGCCCGAGAATTGCTCGCCAGAGGCGATGCGGAGATAGCCGAGGCGCAAAAGCAGGCTAAGGCCATCGAAGCCGTGGGTGCCTGCTTCCTCGCTACAGGAGCTTCCTAATGCGCGCCGAATGTCTCAAAGCAGCGGCCGTCGCTCTCGGTCGAACGCTCACCAAGGGCGAGGCCGACGAGATGGAGCAGCGCGTCATAACCGCCATGCGTCGCCTGGCTGCCAAGGATCCCAAGGCCTGGAGCGCCATGCCGCTGCCCGAGCGGGTGATGGAAGGGGCCAAGCAGGCTGCGGTGGATATCGTGGCCGAGAAGCAGCTTAAGCAGCAGCGCGAGTCCCTTGGCATTCTGGCTCAAGCCCGTATCGGCAAGTTCATCAGCGATGCGGCAACGCGCGACATGGACGGACTTGATGCCCTCGATCGCACGATCGCCTTCCACGCCGATGGGAAGGCCAACACGCTTTCGATTGAGACGCAAGCCAAGGCAGTGAGCCGTGATGCGCTGCGGCAGATGATCACCACGTTGGAGGCCTCAGATCCCAAGTGGTTCGGGCTGTTCGAGAACCAGCAGGGCGTGCGCGCAATCATTCAGGAGCTTTTCGGCGAGGACTCCGGAAGCATCGAGGCCCGTCACGGAGCGGCTGAGTTTCACAAAGTCGCCGAGCAGCTGCGTCAGCGCTTCAACCGCAGCGGTGGGGATGTGGGGAGCCTGGAGGACTGGGGCCTGCCGCACCACCACTCGCAGCCCAAGGTGGCCAGAGCGGGGCGCGATGCCTGGATGGCCGATGTACTGCCGCGTCTGAACCGCGACGCCTACATCAACCCAGACGGCACCAGGATGAACGAGACTCAGCTCGGGGAGTTCCTCTCGCATGCCTGGACGACCATTGCCACGGGTGGGGCGAACAAGGTCGAGCCTGGGCAGTTCACCGGGAGCGGGGCTCGGGCGAATCGAGGGAACGAAAGCCGCCAGATCCACTTCAAGAATTCGCGCAGCTATATCGAATACCAGGCCAAGTACGGAGATCGATCGCTCTACGAGGTGCTGGTCAATCACCTGGTCGGTGTCTCCAAGGACATCGCGCTCGTGGAGACCTACGGGCCCAACCCTGACCAGACTTTTAGGCTCCTTCGCGACACGCTGGTGCAGAAGGCCAAACTCGCTGATCCCACCAAGATTGGCAAAATAGATCGGCGCGCGATCCGGCTGGAGAATCTTTACAACGAAGTCGCCGGCAAACGTGCCCCCATCGCCTCGGAGTGGATCGCCAAGAGCTTCGATACGCTCCGCTCCTGGCTGATCGCCGCACGGCTGGGGTCGTCCGTCATCACTTCGTTTTCAGACGATGCCACGTTGCATCTTACCGGCCACGTCAACAACCTCCCCGAAATGCAGCTGCTCAGAAATGAACTCGCGGCACTCAACCCAACGAACAAGATGGAAGAGCGCATGGCGCTGCGCGCCGGCTTAGGGCTCAACACCCTGATAAGCTCGCTCAATCGCTTTGGTCAGGACGGCCTGGGCGCGAGTTTCTCTTCCAAACTCGCCAACGCCGTGATGCGCGCTTCGGGCTTGAACGCCATGACCGAAGCTCGAAAACGGGCGTTCGGCGTGACCATGATGAGCTCTATCGGGCAGATCAGCCGGGATGCGAAGAGCCTTGCCGCGCTCGATATGCATGACAACCGGATCCTGCTGTCCAAGGGCATCACCGACGCCGATTTTGCCGTCTGGAAGGCCGCACAGCTCGAGGACTGGGGTGGTGGGAATAACACCATGCTCACCCCTGAGTCGATCTACCGCATCCCGGACGCCGCGCTCAAGGCCGTTGATCGCAACGCGCTACCACAGCAGCTTCGCGAACAGGCGGCCATGCGGCTGCTGGGCGCGATCCTTGAGGAGACCGATGTCGCGGTGGTTGAACCTGGCGCGCGCGAGCGCTCGCAGATGCAAAGCCACCTGCAGCGCGGCACCTTGAAGGGCGAGCTCACGCGCTCATTTTTCCTCTTCAAGAGCTTTCCGATGGCGATGATCGAGCGCCATGTGGTGCGCGGCTGGACGCTGCCTACGGGCACGGGGCGCGCCGCATATCTGGCCACGCTCCTTGCGGCCACGACTGTCCTGGGAGCCGCTTCTCTGGAAGTGAACGAGGTCGTGAGCGGCCGAGATCCGAGGAACCTGTTCGGGGGCAAAGGCACGACGCGCAACTGGTTCGCGGCCCTGCTCAAGGGCGGGTCGCTGGGGATCTACGGGGACTTCCTGTTCTCAGGCTCCACGCAGTACGGCAGTTCACCGCTCGCCACGCTGACCGGGCCGGTGCTCGGTCTGGGCGAGGACTTCCTGAATCTCACGCAAGGGAATCTTGTGGAGTGGGCGCAAGGCAAGAAGACGCACGCAGGAGCGGAGTTCGTGCGCTTCGTGAAGGGCAATCTGCCCGGCGCTTCACTCTGGTATGCCAAGGCGGCCTTTGATCACTTAATTTTCCATCAACTTCAGGAATACTTTTCTCCTGGTTATCTGTCTAGAATGAGGGCTCGATCGCAGAAGGAATTCGATCAGCACTGGTGGTGGACGCCGGGGCAAATGCTGCCCGAGCGGCCGCCCGATCTCACGAAGGTGGCAGGACACTGATGCGCGGCTGGTTGTTGGCGAACCTCTTTATCGTGGTGCTGGTGCTCATCGGTGCCGGCTTTACTTTTCTGGCGGCCTGGATTTATCAATCGATTGATCCGAACGGGTTCATGGTTTTGCCCGCCCTCACACTTGTCGCGCTCGCACTGCTCGGCACCTATTACGTCGGTCTCTTGCTCTACAAATGGGTGGGGCGCTTCGTCAATCGCGGGGTTCGCCGCCGGTAGATAGTGCCGCTCGATTCATGTTGAGTGCGCCTCAGTGGCAACCGGGGCGCACGCATGACTGTATCGAGCGAAACCTCCTCAATCGAATACGCTGGCGACAGCGTTTCGGTCGACTTTCCCATCCCTTTCAACTTCCTGGCCAACTCCGACATTCAGGTCGCAACCCGCGATGCAAGCGGGGACGCCACGATCATTTCGGTCGGCTTTACCATCACGGGCGCCGGGACCGGGCTGGGCAACGCGAACTTCACAGTCGCACCGGCCACGGGCACTTCAGTCGTGTTGTCCCGAGTGCCGGCACTCCTGCAGCCCGTGGATCTGGTCTCTAACGATCGCTTCCCAGCCGAGACGATCGAGACCGCCTACGACCGGCAGACCTTCATCTCGCAGGCGCTGAAAGAAATCACGCAGCGCTCGATCCGCGTTCCCTACGGCGATCATTCCGCCGGCGCCTTATCAGAGCTTCCGGCCGCCTCTTCCCGCAAGGGCAAGGTGCTGGCCTTCGATTCGGGCACGGGGCAACCTCAGATGCTCGCGATCGGCAGCATCAGCGGCCTGGCAGTAGCGCTCACCGCGAGCATTCTGGGCACGCTGCTGTACCCGCGCACGGCCAATGAAATTGCCGCCAGCGTCACACCGAGCCTGTACTTCTATGCGCCAGGCGATGTGCGCCGCTACAACTCAGATCCCACCGGCATTGCCGATTCCACAACCCCTTTCCAGCAGGCCTCCAGCAGCAACTTAAAGGTCGACATTCCCGAGGGCACCTACAAGATCACCGGCCAGGTGCTCAACGCTTCTCGCGCCGTCACTTACATCGGCGCGGCGCGCGGCGCGGTAACGCTTAATTTAAACAACAACGCGGACGCCTTGAAGTGGACCGGCACATCCTCTGGCGGTGGCATCAAGCGTCTGGTCATCAACGTAACAGGCATGACCTCTGGCTACGCGATCAGCAGCACCCAGAGCCGCTTCTTCATCGACGATCTGAACTTCACTGGCAGCAGTACGGGCGCGAATCTGGGCGGGATCTTCCTGCAGGATTTCAACAGCGCACAGATCACCAACCTCTGGATGAATGGGAGCTACGGCACCAATGGCATAGCGATCAAGCTATACGGATCAGGCATCAATTCCGCCAATGTGTGCGACATCAATAACGTCGTATACGGCGGGGCAGGTGGGGCCTCTTCGACATCCTCCATCTTCCTTGTGGTGGACGGTGGCGTAGCAACGGTGGATATACGTCACGCCTCCGCGGTGGCCTGCTATGCGGCTCTTGTTACTACCAACTCTCCTGGTCTTGCCAACTTCGCCCAATTTATCGAAGGTGATGATTTCCAGGCCGATGGCATTTACAGCGATGCGCTTGTTTTCGGTACCAGCGGTACCGGCAATACCACCGGGCACAACTTCAACAAGCTCTATGTCCACCATGCGGGGCAGAACAATTCGGGTGCTGGCATCGGCAAAGGAACGGGCGTCTACATCTACGCCAATTGTCGCGCTTCCAGATTCCAGGGCGGGGACATCCTCACCTGCAACTTGGGCGCCATGTTCATCGACGGGAACAACATCAACGTCGCTGACATGGATATGCGCAAGAACAGCCAGGATTCTGTTGGCACGTATCCAGCAGTTCAGCTAGGCGCCAACTCCTTCGGCTGCAACATCCACCACAACACGCTCGGACAGAACACGGGAGCAGCGACTTCAGACCAGTCATACGGCGTGCAACTGGATGTGGGCGCCAAGAATCATATCGTGGTTCACAATTACCTGCTACTCAACACGCTCAATGCGATCAACGATCTGGCCCAAGATCCAAACACCCTTATCAAGGACAACCTCTACGCCGGCAATACGACCTTCCACGCCGCGCTTGCCCCAGCGGCAATGGGCGCGACGGTCAACAATTACAACCCGGTCAACTGGAGCGTGAATGTCGCGAACCTACGCCTCACGCCGAACGTCGGGAACACCACGATCAATGGGCTTTTTACCGGAGCCGGGGCGAGTACTTGGATACACGGAACGACTGTCCTGTTGCAAAACTTGAGTGCGGCGGACAGCGTGATCCTCGCGCATCTGAACGGTGGCTCTAATGCGTGGAATCAGTTTTCCATGCCCAGCGCTGGGCCTTTGACCATTCCGCCACTTGGCACCCAGCAGATCATGTACGACGGCTTCCTGTCCAAGTGGATCAAGGCATGAGCGAGCCGGACCTCAACGACCCGGTGTTCCTGCGTGATCAGCTCGACAAGGCTGTGGCGATGCTGCGCGCGCGCGATGAAACGACCAATCAGATCGTGCAACGCCTGGAAGCTCAATACGCCTCGCAGTACGAAGAGATTAGGCGTGATCGCAATCGCTCGCAGAAATTGTACGAGGACATGAAAGGCGAGCTGCGCATCGTTGCTCTGCGCTATTCAATGCTGCGCCAGCACCAGGTCCGCATCCGCTCGCTCGGGATCCTGGCCAGGGGCAAAGGGCTGGACGCGGCGCTCGATGCGGTGTTGACACAGATGGGCGTGCCTGCTCTGGAGAAAATGAGCATCGAGGCGGGCGTGGCGAACGCGATCCGAGGCACGCTGCAGTGACGCCAGACGATCAAGCCAAACTTCGCGCTCAGCTCAAAGTCGATGAGGGCTGCAAACTCTACGCCTATCAGGACTCGCTCGGCTTCCTGACCATCGGCTACGGCCGGCTGATCGATCGACGCAAGGGCGGACAGATCACACCTGACGAAGCGGAGTACCTGCTCGGCAACGACATCGCGCGCGTGGAGAAAGAGCTTGCCGCATACGCCTGGTTCAACAATCAGGATTCAGTGCGCCAGGCCGCGCTTACCGACATGGCGTTCAATCTCGGCACGGTGGGCCTGCTGCACTTCCCCCACTTCCTCGGCTACATGATCGCGAAGGATTACCCCAAGGCGGTGAAGGAGCTCATCGACACGCCTTGGCACTCGCAGGTCGGTGTTCGCGCCGATCGCCTCATCGCAATGATTTCAACAGGAGCATGGGCATGACACATTGGAGACTGATTCTGGAGATCGTCGGAGCCGTGTTTGTCTCTTGGGCAAGCCTGCTGGTTGGCCGCAAGAATCCCAAGGTCGCGGATGCCGCCAAGGAGTTTGCCGATTCCGTTGCGGCGGCGACTGAGAAGGCCAAGAAGTGAAGGCACTCAACGCATTGCTCAAGCTCTGGCGCTCGCACGGCACCAAGATCCTCGGTGGCTTGCAAGGAACGATTGCCGCCGTAGCAGGCGTGACCGGCATCATTCCTGACAAAAGCCTCAAGTACTGGCTCGGGGCCTCAGCATTGCTGACCTTCTGGCGGGGCTTCTCGAACAGCAAAGCCAATGGACCCTAAGTACCAGCACGATGAAACCTTCGCCTCCACCGTCACGGGGATCGAGGAGCTCCGAAAAGCCCACCGGGACGACTGGCCCGAGTGGCGTCGCACGCTTGTTAATGCTGCTCGGGCCGGCGCCCGCATGGAGCAAGAGCTTCGAGACGTGGAGGCGTCGGTTGAACAGTGCGCCAGACGAAGCGCCGTCAGCGCCCTCGCCAATAAAGTCGCCGCCCTTGAAGATGCCGCCCGAAAGCGCCGCGGGCTCTGGAGGTGGGTCATCAACCACTTCTGGACCCTCATGACGATTGTGCTCGCCGCCATGCTGGCGCATCGCTGGAAATGAATTACGACCTGCTGCAAGCCGAGATCGTCGGCGGCACAATCGTGGTGCTGGCGAGCATCTGGGGGCTCGCCCGTCTGATCCGCCGCCACCACTGGCACATCAGAGGCAAGCTCGATGAGCACCACCTGGCCACCCATGCCAAGCTCGATGCGATAAGCGAGCAGGAAGTCATCGAGCAGCGCACAGCCGATATGCAGCATCTAGATGAGCGTGTGGAAGCCGGGTACTTGCGCGCCGCGGTGGATGGGATGCGCGCCGCATTGCATGCCAGCGATGAAGCTGCTGCACTGCGCGGGGATAAGTCTAAGGATGCACTTAAAGGCTTTCAACTGAGCATCTGGCGGCAGTTCACTGAGCGCCTGCGGGCAACCTTCGACAAGAATCACGACCCGTCTGACGGCAATGGCAAATGAGCAGCGATCCAGAACTCAAGACGGCGGTGGTCGATCTGACGCTGCGGTATAACCGGCTCCGGACCGCGCTGCGCAAGATCTACAACACCGTCACTGCGCGTGGCCCGATCAATCTTGTGGCACGATTAACCGACGTTGAACACATCTCAGGCACTGTCCTGGGGAGACGCAAATGAGAACGCTAGTTATTTTCCTGATCGCCCTCGGCGCTGCCGTTGCCGCTCGCGCCGATACGGTGGATCTATATACCGCCCTGGGCTTCGGGGCTCTCCATCAATATCACAACGTGGATACGAGCCTGTGCACGAGCGTGCCCTGCGATCCATCCGATCAGGTCACGATCTACATCAGCACCCAGGCGTGGTACACCAGTCCGCCCCCGCAGCGCATCCAACTGTGGTTCGGGAGCGATTTAGCGAACTCCTACTCCGGCCCGTACTATGGCTCCGGCATTCCCACCACGCTCAGCGGCGCTTACTCGCCCCTCGCACAGATTACCGTCACGTTGAATGAAACGTCCCGTAGGGTGTGTACCAGTTCGGGTCGAGGGCAGAATTGCCATCAAGTGTGGACGCTTCAGGATGGGACACTCATCCGGTGAGCGCCTACCTCTACGGTGCCCTAGGAGCGCTGGGACTGGCCTTGGGGGTGGCACTGTGGGTGCAACGAGCCGAGGTGAGGCACCTCCAAGGGGTCAATGCGGAGCTTCGTGCCTCTCTATCTGTCGCCACCGCCGCAAATGTCTCACAGAAGCAGGCTATCGATCAGCTGACTTCGGCCAATCAATCGTGGGCCGATAAGGCGCGCGCACAGGCCACCGAATACAAGGCTGCCCTTGGGGACTTGGTGAGATCGAACCTCGCTAGAAACTCCGCACAGGACGCTCTGAGGGCCAAGGAAGCGACAGATCGGCAGAGCGTGGCGTGTCAGGCGTTGCTCAAGATGGACATCAGCCGCGTCTGTCCTGAGATCTCCAAAAACATTCAGGAGCGGGCGAAGTGATAAACTGGCGATCCTGCGCGGCTATAGGCGCTTGCGTCGCTGCTCTGGCAGTAACCGTCAGCGGGACCAGTGGCTGCTCACAGGCCCCAGTTGTCATCGATCATCCGAACACTGTCACCGTATCAGTGCCTGTGGTGCAGGCCGTCCCCAAGGAGCTTCTTTCAGATTGCCCGGCTCAGCCTCTCGCAGGAACGACGGTCGGTGATACTTTAGATCGGCTTCAATCTGTCGAATTAGCTTTAGCGCAGTGTCGGGATCAATTATCCCGGCTTCGCACATTGCAGCTATTGAGGTCGCCATAGCGCTAGCGCACGTCAATTGGCTAAGGTAGGAGAACCCCTCGCCTACGCTCATTTCCCCTCCAGCCCCTCTATAAACGCCTTGACCTCCGTCGTCGCTGCGCCGTCCTTGGGCTCGTCGGAGAGGGCGGCGTCGATGGCAGCGTCCAATGATTCGCCTGCGCTTTTCAAATCGCGTGATGAGCTTATCGGCCCCTTGCTGCCCATGAACGACCAGCCGATATGAACACCCAGCGCGGCGCGCACACTGCCAGCAACAGACTTTGTTAGCTTCACTTCAAGGCATGGACGTAGCCACCAGTACCGCCTAGCATCCACCAGCGCGGCATCACGCTCCTCCCGCAACCGCTCGATGGCTCCCGCAGCCTCAAGCTCTAGCCCGGTGTCCTTATTGGGACCGTAGGCAGCGATTTGATCGTTCGCCTGTTGCGTCAGCCGCGCTATCAGCCCGTCCAACGAGTCGGGGGAAGTCATGGTGCGGGTCTACCCAACGTAACGTTACCGTGCGCACGTCTCGATACGTCAGCACTTATTTCAACCCGCAGGT